TGGTAGTACTACTAATACTGGTGGAGGTGCTAATAATTTTACAGATCTTGGTGATACTCCAAACTCACATGATGCTAGTAAATGGTTAAAATCAGAAGGTGGAAGTCTTGTATGGACTACTGCTCCTCTAACTGGTATAGAAGTTCAGAATACTGGTGTTGCTTTAGCAACTCTTGGAACCACTCTTAATTTTACAGGTGCTGGAGTTTCTGCTTCTGGAACTGGTTCTACCAAAACAATTACTATTACTGATACAAATACAACTTATAGTGCTTTTAATGGTGGTAATGAAGGTCTAGTCCCTGATGGTACTTCTGCTGGAAGTACTAAGTATTTGAGATCTGATGGAAGTTGGCAAATACCTACTGATACAACTTATACTGCTTTTACTGGTACAACAGTAGGTTTAGTTCCTTCATCTACTTCTAATGAACAAACTAAGTATTTGAGATCAGATGGAAGTTGGCAGATACCTACAAATACCACATACGGTGTTTTCCAAGGTGTAGCATCAGGTTTAGTTCCTGCATCAACTTCAGGTGAAACAACTAAGTTCTTAAGATCTGACGGAACTTGGCAGACTGTATCAAGTGCTGACGGAAATGATTATGTAACTGGTGCTGCTTTAGGTACTGGTGCTGATGCAAAGAAACTAACTCTTAGTTTTGGTAATACATCATTAAACAAAACTGTTGATCTATCAAGTATTGATACTAATACAACTTATAGTGCTTTTACTGGTACAACAGTAGGTTTAGTTCCTAATGGTAGTTCTGCTGGAAGTACTAAGTTCTTAAGATCAGATGGATCTTGGCAGACTGTAACATCTGGAGGTGGTGCTGACGGAAATGATTATGTCACTAATCTATCTTTAGATGGTACTACATTAAAAGCCGAGTTTTCTGATAGTTCATTAGATCAAACTATTGATCTTGCTTCCATTGATACTAATACAACTTATAGTGCCTTTGCTGGTACAGATCAAGGTCTAGTTCCTAATGGTAGTTCTGCTGGAAGTACTAAGTTCTTAAGATCAGATGGTACTTGGGTAATCCCTACCGATACTAATACAACTTATGGTGTTTTCCAAGGAACAGCATCAGGTTTAGTTCCTGCATCCGATTCAAGTACAAGTAATAAGTACTTGAGATCTGATGGAACTTGGCAGGTTGTTTCTAGTGGAGGTGGTTCTGATGGTAATGATTATGTAACTGGTGCTGCTTTAGGTACTGGTGCTAATGCAAAAGTTTTAACTCTTAGTTTTGGTGATACATCATTAAACAAAACTGTTGATCTTGCTTCCATTGATACTAATACAACTTATAGTGCCTTTACTGGTGGTAATCAAGGTCTAGTCCCTAATGGTAGTTCTGCTGGAAGTGATAAGTTCTTGAGATCAGATGGTACTTGGGTAATCCCTACGGATACGGATACTAATACTACTTACAGTGAATTTGCTGGTACAACTGCTGGATTAGTTCCTACGTCAACAACTAGTGATGATACTAAATTTTTAAGGGCAGATGGTACATGGGTAGTTCCTACCGATACTAATACAACGTATAGTGCTTTTGCTGGTGGTAATCAAGGTCTAGTCCCTAATGGTAGTTCTGCTGGAAGTGATAAGTTCTTGAGATCTGATGGATCTTGGCAGACTGTTACATCTGGAGGTAATGATGGTAATACCACATATGATTTATCGTGTCAACAAGATAGTGGAAGTAATGATAATCCTTACATAGGATTAACTGGATCAGATTCTACTACTGATCAAGTTAAGATAACTGGTGGAGATAATATTACTGTCACACGAAACAGTAATACTCAACTCACAGTTGCTGCTACGAAAGGTGCTGGATTTGGCGTAGGAGCTTCTGCTACTGATATATTAACTAACGATGGTAGTGGTAATATAATAGGTGATGCTCCAGGAGGAGGAGTTGATAGAATTGTATTTTGGGATCATTCAGGAGGTAAATTAACTTATTTAGAACCTGGAACAAATCTTAGTATATCTGGAACATCATTAAATGCTTCTGGAACAACTTATAGTACTTTTACTGGTGCAGATGAAGGTTTAGTTCCTAATGGTAGTTCTGCTGGAAGTACTAAGTACTTGAGATCAGATGGTACTTGGCAGATACCTACGGATACTAATACTACTTACAGTGCTTTTACTGGTAGTAATCAAGGTCTAGTTCCTAATGGTAGTTCTGCTGGAAGTACTAAGTTTTTAAGATCAGATGGTACTTGGCAGATACCTACGGATACAAATACAACTTATAGTGCTTTTACTGGTGGAAATCAGGGTCTAGTTCCTAATGGTAGTTCTGCTGGAAATGATAAGTTCTTGAGATCAGATGGAAGTTGGGCCGATGCTGGTGGTGGTAATCCTACAATAAGAACTGATAATGATTCTGATTGGCATTATCCAATATTTGTTGATAGTAGTACTGATAATATAAGTCAAATTCTTAAGCTTGATTCTGGATTAAAATATTATCCTGGTGCTAATTGGTTGCAAGCTACTGCTTTTCAGAGTCAAAAGATGTATAATTGGTCATCTAGTTATGGTAATTCTGGCCAGTTTCTTATGTCCAAAGGTTCTAGTTCTTGGGAGTGGTCATCACACGTAGAACAGAATAGTAGTGGTGAATTACTTCTTAAAAGAACTGATACAAGTCAAGAAGGTGGTCATCTTCAATTTGAGGACGCTGATGGTAATAATTCATATGCAATTGATGTTTATGGAACTAGCACCTCTAATTCTGTATGGAGAATTATTGATCAACAAACGATAACTGGAGGAACAGGAACTGAAAGATTTAGTGTTAATAGATCTGGTGCTTTTGGAATAGGTCACATCGCTGCTCGTGATTTTGGTTCAGAAGGAGAAGTATTAACTAGTCACGGTTCTGGTTCACAACCTACATGGGAATCTGCTTCTGGTGGTAGTAGCGGTTTTAGAGTAGCGACTAATGTACTGGGATCAGATGATGGTAGTTTTAGTAATAACTCTTGGAAACAAATTCTGATCTGTGCTATTTCTAAAGATTCAGGTAGTAATATGTTAGTTCAGTCAAAAATGAATTTTAAATATGGAATTTATAATGATACCGATGAAGATGGTTGGGTAGATGTTCATTTCTTGCTTGTGAGACGACAAGGAAACGGTGGTAGTTGGAGTCAAATTGGTCATGAATTAGTACTAGATGATCTTTATAATGAATCTGGGAATAGTTCTCAAACCAAAATGATTAATATGTTTGCTGGTCTTGATTGCCCTGATGCTGCTCTTACTAATAGTTCTTTTTCAGGATCAAGTCCACTTTATTATGCTGTTTGGGCAAAATACATAGAACGAGGTAATGATAGTCCAACTAATCCTCTTAAAATTCTAAGAGGTTCATCTATTGTAGCTATGGAGTATTAAAATATGGCAATCACACATACCGAAACTATTAATAACTTAATAGTAATAAACGATGGAACAGGAACAGATCTTGTTTCTCAGGTCATAATCAAAACTGTCTCTGTTGATGATTCAGATCCTCCAAATCTTACACAAACAAATCTTGATAATTATCGTTTAGATACCTCTGGTGGAACATCTGCTGCTGGATTCGTAGCATATGATAGTCTAACAGATACTGTAGTTAAGAATTGGATATCAACAGAACTTGCTGAAAGTAATACAAAGACAAATGCAGAAAACACAATTAATGCTATTAAGTCTCCCCCAACACCAATTGAAGTGGATAAAACACTACCTTGGTAGTGATATAAATATTATTATATTACCCATTGATTATTATGGATCCTACTTCGTTAAAAGCTGAATTTGAAAAGCAAATCAAAGATGCTGATACTAAAATCTTAGCAGCTGAAAAACAATTGAAAATGTTACAAGATTATAAAATGAAAATCATGGGTGGTTTAGAAACTTTAGAATTATTGAATCCAAAAACTGAAGTTTCCGAACAATCTCCAGCTGAAGTTCCAGCTGAATAAATAAAAATAGTCTAGGTAAGTAAATGGCAGCCATCCCTTTAAATCTATTACTGGAAAGAGGAACGGATTGGGATGCCACCTTTAATATCCAGAATGAAGATAATACAACACCTCTTAATTTAACTGGTTATACAGCAGAGGCTAAAATGAGGCGTAGTTATTATTCAACTACTGCAACTGATTTTGTTGTTACATTCGTGGATCGTTATAATGGCATTTTAAAAATTGGATTGGATAATACTGCAACTGCTGCATTAGATCCAAGAAGATATGTGTATGATATTGTTCTTACATCACCTCAAGGTATTAAAACTAGAGTTATAGAAGGGATAGTTGAAGTAACCCCAGGTGTAGTCTAATGCCAAATTATAATGTTTCGGTAAAGACTTCTAATTATCAGGTTCTTTCAGAACCACAAAAGAAGTATAATGTAGGGGTTAATTACGAAATACCTAGTAAGTATCTCCAGTATGGAAATGAGATACTTAATACTACTATTTGGGTCTTTGATGGAACCACAACTATATACCCTTTAATAGATGCAGGAAATGATCCATACACACCTGTTAATGATCAACAGTTAATTGTTGCTATTAATGGGTTAGTTCAGGTTCCTGGTATTGACTATACTATTAATGGGACAGACATCGTATTTACTAATGCTCCTTCTCAAGGAGATCAAGTATACGTTGTAGCACTTTCTACTACTGCTGATCTTACTAGAACAATTAATTTTGTTGTTGACGCTGGATCAGCACCAATGTCTTCTGGTATTAAAGGAGATATGACTCTTGATGTTACTGGTAAAATCCAATCATGGACTATTATTGGTGATCAGGATGGTCAAGTTCAATTTGATATTAAGAAGGTTGACTATTCAAATTTTCCAAACTTTTCATCTATATGTGGTACAGAAAGACCACAGTTAGGTGATATTAATCAAGGAGTTATGGAAAGGATAAATAGGAATACTACAATTTCAACATGGAACACAGCATTAAATGCTGGAGATATTCTACAGTTTGAAATTGTTTATGCGATAAATATACAAAGGTGTGTAGTTTCAATGAAGCTGGCACTTTGATAAATAACTAAACATAGGAAAAGAACTACGAGGAGTAAACTTAAATGGCACTGCTAGTTACCGACCAGGGTGAGATTGATTCACTCCGAACTTTACTGAATTCAACTCATCAGATACCAAGGAATTTGGTACTGAAGTTGTATACTGGTCCTTCTGCTGCACCTACAGAACAGGATGTTCCTGGTCTTATTGCTGGAGATACAGAGAATCAGGATGAAAAATATTTTGAACCATACAATAACAGTAACACAACTGGTTATGGTTCTGCTCCTACTACAGGATATCCTTATTGTATAGACAATAGGACGGAAGAAGATCAAAAGTTTACCAATCAAACTGGTATACTCCTCAATGGTAACAGATGGACTGTTGGAACAGAAACTAATACTACTGCTACAACAACTGTAACATCTGGTACTGTAAATACTTATCAGATTGTAGTTGATTCTGCTGCTCAAATAAAGAAAGGTGACTACGCAGAAGGACCAGGTGGAATTCCTACAAATACCTATGTTGTTGATATTCAAAATACAGAGATTGAATTAAGTCAAAGATTGACTGCTGATATTACATCTGGTACAGCAGTTTCATTTGGTAGAGGTCGTACAACTGCTTCTTATCCTGAGCAAGTATTTACATTTGATGATGCTGCTGGTAACGTACAAGGTTATTACCTTTCACGTGCTAACAACATGCCTATTGCTCTTCAAGGTGTTAAGGATGCTGGTACTGCCGCTCCTGGTACAACAATCCTCAAAGCAGAAGTTAAGGGTGTTATTGGTAAGAACTGGTTAGAACTTAAGAATGTTGATGTAACTCCAAATATTACTTCTGGTGCTGTTGGCACATATGAGATTGAAGTTGATGATAATTCTAATGTTGCTGCTGGTCAAATTGTTAGTGGTACAGGAATTGATGATGATACTGTTGTAATTGGTACACAAGGTTCTGCTGCTGTATATCTAAGTAAGCCACTTACAGGTGCTGCTTCTGGTGTTGCTACATTCAAAGTTGAAGTTGCTAAAGAATTAACAATTGGTCAATCAGTTTCTAAGTTTGCTGATGCATCTAACTTAGGTCCAGATGGATTTGCTGCTAACACAACAATCGTTGGTATTGATTACGCTACTCTTACTGGAGAGCAAGGTCCACGTGTTTATCTAAGTGAGAATTTAGTAGAGAACGTAGGTGTTGCTAGTGACAATGATAAAGTTAATTTTGATTTCTCAGTAACAACAACTACAGTAGATCATAAATTAAATCCTGGAGACGTGATTTATATCTCTAGACACCTTGATGGTACTACAACAGTTCAACCTGGACACTACACAATATTTGAAACTACTGCTAATACATTTACCACAACTCCAGCACTTGCAGGAGTTGGTAATGCTACACTTTATCCAAGTATCTTCTTTGCTGAGAAGTTTACAAATGGTCCATACGCTATCCAAAACGATGGTGACCAAATTAAAGTTACTCTAAATGTCAGCCTAGACTGATTATACATAGAATATACCCAGTTTATATTCATTACTTTGTGGGGGTTGCAAATTTGCGACCCCTTTTTTGTTGGCATTTAGGTTGATATGACAACTTTTTTCTACAAATCAGGTGGAAGAATATCCCGTTATCTTATTGATTATGGGACATATCCTATTGCTCAATTAGGAATTGATACGTTAGATGACTTTTGGGAAGAACAGTATCAAACAAGAAGAATAGAAGAAATTACATATGGCACTGTTGGAGATGCTGGTGCATATGGAATTGGTAGTAAAATTAAATCATTACGAAGTACTACCTACACTGGCGATGATGATCAATGGTCTAATGGTGGATATTTTATTGTAGGAGAAAGTGGTACTAGTATTGGTAGATTTACTAATGCTTGGGAAAGCAGATCTTATAATTATTATCCTGGAATTGTTGATTATTATACAGAACTTGATTATGGATTAATATCTAACACACCAACAACAATCAATGATTGTGGAAGTATAACTGTTGGTGTTGTTAATGAATCTGTTGATCATGGTCATATATGGATAGAGACTACGCAGTGGGCATTCCTTCCAGATATTAAAGTTATTAGTGCAGTTTCTTGGAAGGCAACTGAAGCATTTGTTGGTGATGGTAGATTGTGGAGTTGGGGTGAACAGAGTTCTCCAGCCGTCTATGGTTCTATAACTGATGGTAAGGTCCGAATTAGTGGTACTGCGGATGTTGACTTCTCTCCTGCCATTGATGGTAGGGGAGTTGCTCCGCTACAAGGAACTTCTGGAATTGTATTCTCACCATCTATTGTTGGTGTAGGTACTCTCAGTAAGTTTACTGGAACTGCTTATTCTCTTACAGTTAATCCACACGAGAAGCAAATTCTCTTCTCATTTACTGGTGTACTTGGCGAGGTTAGAGCTGCAAATTACTATGGATCAGGATATCTTAAGAACTTCTCTAATACTGATGGAGATAAGTCTTTTGCATATGTTGGATCTGGTTCTATTCGCCTATTCGCAAGAAAATTATATAGTCCTTCGGACGAGAAACATACAGAATCATATAACCCAAGTTCTATAGTTGTATGGAATAGTGTTGATTGGGGTACGATTGGTGGATGTAATAATATTGAGACTATCTCTACATCAAGTGATGTAACTGGGGTCTCCACTGGATGTATTGTTAAGATTGATCAAGGTGTCACAGCGAGAGTTGATACCTCTTATCAGATTGCAGCAAATAATAATGCTGCTTCTAACTTCATTGATTATGGAGAAGTTGCACACTCACATACTACATTTGAGAATAGAGGCAACATACTAGTTACCAGTAATCTTATGCCTCTTGGGGATATTAAGATTGATCCTACTAAAGGTGCTGGTACGATATTCAAACCCAATTGGGTTGGGCGTGGTACTATCAAGATTACTGGTGATGCTAAGTTACCATTATTTGCTAGTGTTCTTGCTGATGGATTATTTAAAGTTGGTGGTGCAGCAACTACCAACTTCGCTCTTGGAACACCTGGAACTGGATTATTCAGGATTAGTAGTCTTACTAACACCCCAAGATCTAGAATTCATATTGGATCTGGTAATCTTAGAAAACTTGGTGGTTCAGCAGAATCTATTACTATTAATCCAACAGAGAAGCAATTGCTCTTCTCATTCGTTGGAGAACATCAAGTTAAATTTGGTTATGGTACTTGGCAAGGATCTGGAAATATTAAGAACCTTGCTGGTGGTATTGAGACAGGTACATTTGATTACGTTGGTTCTGGTTCCATCATCACATGGAATAAACTTGAAGAAGCTGTAACATCTGCATACAACTGTAGTTCTGTTGTTCCTTGGGTTGATTTAAATTATGGATTAATACTTGATAGGAATAATACAACATGTGTAACAGATAGTGGCGATAAGACTAGTAATGTCACTGCTGTTAGTGGATGTATTAAGGTTGCTCCTGGTACTACATTATCAATTGCAGATCCTAATACTTATACTATTCCATCACAGCAAACCCTTCCATCAATTACTGAGGATTATGGTTCTGTTGCTAAGTCAACTCCAATTACTCGTGAGTATGGTTGGATTCTTGGTACTGTTACACATGGAATGCCATCATGTGTTTATGGAGAAATTGATGTATCTGGATCTGCTGCAATTAAATTCATACCCAATTGGGTTGGTAGTGGTATCCTTAAACTTAGTGGTGATGCAAAACTACCACTATTCGCTAGTCATACTACAGAAGGTCCATTTGGTCCCCTTACTGGTGCGGCAATTACCAACTTCAGTCTTGGAACACCTGGAGATGGATTGTTTGATATTGTTGGAGACACACTTACTAGCGTTAGTAAGAATGAAATTATTGATGGTCTCTTCTCTACGTTCTCAGGTGCAGCAGAATCTGTTACTTGGAATCCAGAAGAGACACAGATGCTATTCTCCTTCACTGGAGGATATTCAAGTCTTGAGTTTTCTTATGGTTCATTTATTGGTGATGGTGTATTATTCACATTCTCTGGAGGAGAAGAGAGAGGAACATACTCCTACACAGGTTCTGGTTCCATTATCACATGGAACAAACTTGAAGAGGCAATAACATACTTCTACAACTGTAGTTCTATAGTTGAATTTGGTGTATATGATTATGGTCAATTAGTTGATCTATCTAATGTAGCATGTGTTCTTGATAGTGGTGATAAGACATCCGATGTCACTGCTGTTAGTGGATGTATTAAAGTTGCTCCTGGTACTACATTATCAATTGCACCAAATAATACTTACACAATCCCATCACAGACAACCATACCATCAACATATCTTGATTATGGTTCTGTCACCAAACTTGCTGCTCCAACTGATGATTATGGTTGGATTCTTGGTACTGTTACACATGGAATGCCATCGTGCATTTATGGAACGATTGATGTTGTTGGTACTGCATCAACACAACATGTTCAGGGATATGTTGGTGGAGTTGACTTCGTTGGTACTGGTTTAGGATACATTTACTTAAGTGGTGAAGCAAGACTTCCACTATTTGCTAGTCATACTACAGAAGGTCCATTTGGTCCTCTTACTGGTGCGGCACTTACTAGTCTTAGTACTAAGTCTGCTGGAGATGGATTATATCATATTGGTGGAATTGGTTCTGCTAATATTGGAAGAAAAGAAATTGGAGAAGGTATATTCTCTACATTCTCTGGTTCTGCTGAGTCTGTTACTTGGAATCCAGAGGAGACACAAATGCTATTCTCCTTCACTGGAGGATATACAGATCTTAAATTCGCTTATGGTGCATTTGAAGGTGATGGAATACTTTGGAACTTTGCTGGAGGAGAAGAGAGAGGAACATACTCCTACACAGGTTCTGGTTCCATTATCACATGGAACAAACTTGAAGAGGCAATAACATACTGGTATAACTGTAGTTCTGTTGTTCCTTGGACTGATTTAGATTACGGTTTACTTGTATCTGCTGCTCAGGCTACATGTGTTACAGACAGTGGACTTAAGACTGGTGATATCACTGCTGTTAGTGGATGTATTAAGGTTGCTCCTGGTACTACACTTACTATTGATTCAGGTTCTACTTACACAGTTCCAAGTCATCGTACAGTTCCAACATCCTTTGAAGATTATGGTTCTGTTACTAGACTTGCTGCTCCAACTAAGGATTATGGTTGGATTCTTGGTACTGTTGATGATGGAATGCCATCCTGTATTTACGGTACAATTCAGATTTCTGGTACTGTTGATGCTAAGTTCCAGCCTAGTTGGACAAGTCGTGGTGGACTTAGACTTGATAATGATGCTAAGACTAACTTCGCTCTACTTCATAATGGATTTGGAACTCTCTTTGAATTCAGTGGTGCATCTGAAGTATTATCTGCTGCTATTGAAGGTCGTGGATTATTCAGAATTAGTTCTCTTACTGAGACTCCACGTGCGAGAGCATATGAAGGATATGGTACTCTTAGAAAAATTAGTGGTACTGCTGTTTCTCTTACTGTTAATCCAGAAGAGACACAAATGCTCTTCTCCTTCACTGGTGGTGTTTCCAGTGAGAAACATACAGAAGCATACTCTGGTTCTGGATTCCTTAGAAACTTTGCTAGTGTTGAGACTAGAACAGCATTTGATTATGCTTCAAGTGGTGTTATTAAGTTACGTTCTAGAACAGAAGAGAGTGAGACTCATGTATATGATCTCAACCTCTGCTATAGCCCACCACACTATGATTACGGTCTCTTAGTTTCTACTTCTCAGGCTACATGTGTAGTTGATAGTGGAATTAAGACTACTGATGTTACTGCTGTTAGTGGTTGTATCAAGGTTGAGCCTGGTACTACACTTGCTATTGCGTCTTCTAACATATACACAATACCAAGTCATCTTACAGTACCTACATCCACAGAAGATTATCACAATATTATTGATCTTCATAGAGGTACTAGAGATTACGGTCATATTCTTGGAAGTCTTTCTAGAACATGTCCATTTGGTTCTATTGAATTCTGGAATGAAGCCACATGTGCAGAAGTTCAGGTATACACATTTGTTGGTACAGGTGAAAGTGCTCACTGGTCTACACAAGGAATTAGAATTGATAATGAAGCAATTGTTACTGTTCCACCTCAGTGGAGTGGTTACGGTGTACTTGATATCTCCAAATTCAGTGTTGGTAGTATTACTGGATTCAGTCTATTGCATATTGGTGATGGAAATCTATTCAGTATGGGCGGTGCTGCTGAATCTGTTAGATACTCACCTGACGAAGAACAATTATTATTCAAGGTTGTTCCTGGTCCATTTGGTAGATGGACAACTTACGATTGGCAACCTTCTTGGGTTTCTAAGGGTTATATTAAGGGAGCAATTGGTGAGGCTAAGACACATTACGTTCCTGATGTTGTTACTAGTGGTAATATCAAGAGTCTCTCTGGTGGTGCTGAAGCAATTGCTTACAGTCCTGACCTTGGTGAAGATAACTTCTATGTCTGTGTTGACAAAGAAGGAGTTATTACAACTACCACTGTTGCAACTAGTGGTTGTATCAAGGTTGTTCCAGGAACAATTCTTGAAATTACACCTGGTGTTTACTATCAAGTACCTCCAACATATCAAGGTTCTGTTGCAGGAACTGATGATAGATCTATTGGTAAGATTGTTGGTGAAGCAACAGAGTCCTTTACTTCAGTTGAGACAGGAAGTGGACTTGTTAACTTTAATAATCTTGGAATTGCCTCTGCTGTATTCTTTATACCCAATTATCCAGGTTACGGAGTCATTCCTGTTACTGGTGATGCAAGAATACATTACACACCACATGTTATTGGTGAAGGTATTATTTGGAATTACAGTGGTACAGCTGAGTCTATCACTGTTAATCCAGATGAGAAACAGATGCTCTTCTCCTTTATTGGAACAAGAGAATCTGAAGTTATATCAGTTACAGAAACAGGATTTGGTAATGCAATATTTGGTGGAGAAGTATATACTACTGCATCAATGTCCGAAGATGGATTCGGAACAGTTTCTGTTCTTGGTGTTGGAGATACTACAAGATCAAGAATCAAGGTTGGTTCTGGTACACTCAGGAAATTTGCAGGTGCAGCAGAATCTATCACTGTCAATCCAGAAGAGAAGCAGCTACTATTCTCCTTTATTGGAGAAGGAGCAGACAGCAAGTCTGTTGTTACAACTGGAGATGGAAGACTATTTGCATTTGCTGGTGGAGCAGAAACATCACTGGTTGCATGGGAAGGATCTGGATTATACAGAGTCAGTGGAGATGCTTATATTGTTGGATCTCTATCACATGTTGGTTCTGGTACACTCAGGAAATTTGCAGGTGCAGCAGAATCTCTTACTGTCAACCCAGACGAGAGACAACTTCTCTTCTCCTTCACAGGTGAAAGTAGAGAAAGACATACTGAATCTTATAGTGGATTTGGAAGTCTCAATGTATATGGAGAACTCACCCATCCAGACATTGATTACACTCCACATATTACAGGTAGTGGTACAGTCAGTGTACTTGGTGATGCTAGAATTAGATGGGTTCCAAATAATGTTGGTGAAGGTACAATATTTGCTATTGCTGGTGGTGCTGAATCTATCACTATCAATCCTGATGAGAAGCAAATGCTCTTCTCCTTTACTGGAGAACATCAGGTCAGCTTCACTGCCAACCCACCAGAGGAAGGAACAGAGATTCTTATTTCTGGTACATCTGGAGATCCATTACTTACATTTGCAGAGCAACCATTTGTTCAGACGAAGATCAGTGGCGAAGTTCGCTTTACTGTTCATCGCAGTATCTTTGGTACTGGTTCACTTTACACAATCAGTGGTGCAGCAGAGTCTATTACAGTCAATCCAGAAGAAGAACAAATTCTCTTCTCTGTTGCTGGAGAATCTACAGTCAGAACTACAAGTTCTTATGTTGGTACTGGATCTCTCAGAAAACTCAGTGGTTCTGCGGAATCTATCAGCTTCAATCCAGACGAGAAGCAGCTCTTATTCTCCTTTACTGGAGCTGGTACACAATCTACTACCACGAGAGAGATTGGAACAGGAACCCTGTCCACCACTGGAGAAGCAGGAGTTCTTGTCAGATTCGCACACACTGGAGAAGGTACAATATCTCTCAGTGGAGATGCTCATACAACCAGAACAAGAGACTACTTTGGATTTGGTACATTCAGAAAACTTTCTGGTGCTGCGGAATCTATTACTTTCAATCCAACAGAGAGAGATATGCTCTTCTCGTTCCACGGAACAAGAATTGCAGAAATTACAACAGTATCAGAACTCAGCAAAGGCGGTACTCTTGTCGTTGGAAGCACATCGGGAGATCCAAATCTCACATTTGCAGAGCAACCATATGTCAATATTGATGTTACAGGTGACAGTTATGACATTCGCACCCGTGCATATCAAGGATCTGGAACTCTATCCAATCTTCATAGTGCAGATGAATCACTTGCTCTTGCTCCATATATCGGTAGCGGTACTACAAGAATTACTGGAATCGCAATTGTACAAGTACAATTATTCCAGCCAGCACACGTACAGGTCTGGATTATATAATTCATAAATAGTTTTTGAGAAAAAGTGCGTAAATAGATGACCACACAGGTACAATT